CTCTACTGGTCGACCATCTTTATGATATGCCATAGAAGACGAATTGTAATTAGTACTGATTGACTTGAGATAACAGTCTTTGATTTTAGTGCCAATGGGTATGGGTTCACCACCCTCTCCATTGTTGTAATCAAGATTTATCGAAAACATGTTAGGGTACTTGTAACCAGCACTAACACCACTGGTCAACTCCAGACTCTCTGGATATGCGAAGTGTCGGAACCTGTAGATGATTGCTTCTACTTCCTTTGCTTCTTCTTCAGACCTAGGTATGAACTTGAACTGAAACTGGAACTCTCTCAATGCCACACCCTTAAACATAGCACGTGTGTTAGGATTGATTGTCACCCCAGCAGCAATAGATACCGCACTCCTCAACTCTTCGGGCATTGATTTACCTAGAGTACTTTGTGCACCACGAACTGCTGCGAGTTTACCCAAGTCATTACCCGCAATGTTACCTGCGAACAGGTCACCAACAGACTTGAATCCGTTCGCCAAAGCATTTCCGACCATTCCTGAAAGACTAGCACCACCTTTCAACTGGTTCAAAGCAGTTGCACCCATAGGCCCTATGTCAACATTAGTATACGTAAGTCCATCAGTAGTAGACAATCCGACAGGTAGGTACAACTTGACCTTTCTGTTAGAATCAGTCTTGGTGGTTTGAAGAAGACCTGTATTCACACGACCAGTCGCAGATTTGAACCTGGCAGTTAGGCCCGCCTTCATAGAAGCATACTCTTCTTCAGTTATGTTACCGTCGTCCTTTTCCTTTTCCAATGCTTTCTTGAAGGTTTTGAATTTAGAATTGGCCTGTGCCACTTGTTCTTCTTGAGCCAATGCACCGTCAACTTCAGGAGCAATTATAATCTTAGGGTGAAAAGTTATACAGGCACCATACCGTTCTCTTTTATTGAGAGGATAGTGAAGTGACTCAGTCGTTTTAAGGTCTCGTGCCTTCTCTTCTGGTTCTTTCTCTTCTGCCATGGGATAAACCTATGTTTATAAATACTGTGAGACTATTTATACATAAAATTCACAATGAAAACATATAAAGGTAGATACAAACCAAAGAACCCAGAGAAGTATGCTGGTGACGTGGACAATGTCGTCTACCGTTCGGGGTGGGAACGACATGTTATGAAATGGTGTGATGACAGTCTGGACGTGGTACAATGGATGTCCGAAGAGTTGGTAATCCCCTACATCTGTGAGACTGATAAGAAGCCGCATCGATACTTCATGGACTTCGTTATCAAGTACAAGTCGGGTCGTGTTGTACTGGTAGAGGTCAAACCCCACAAGCAGACTATGCGTCCTGAACGCAAACAGGGGAAGTCTCGTAATACTCTATTGAACGAGGGTATGACGTATGTCAAGAACCAATCCAAGTGGAAGGCAGCATCCGAATATGCGAAGGATAGAGGGTACCACTTTGAGATATGGACAGAGAACGAACTCACAGCAATGGGTATCATGCCCAAGTCTACCCAACGTATGCGTACTAAAAAACCACTAAAAAAACTACCTCCGTTCAGAAAGAAGAAAAAATGAGTATAAATAGAAGTACGAATTTTAACGGAAGCATCCATGTCTAACATATTTCAACGATTAGAACTACAAGCGTTTCGTGCTGGTATCACACCTCGTACCAAAGAATCGCGAGAATGGTTCCGTAAAAAAATCAAGAACATGCGTAGTATCAAACGTGAAGCATTGATGAAGGAAGACCCGTTGAAACAGACGGGTCAAGAGATTGTAGGTAACATGTACATGTTCTTCTACGACCCGAAACACAAAGATACTTTACCGTACTATGATACGTTCCCATTGGTTATTGTCGTGGGTCCGGCTGAAGGTGGGTTCTATGGGTTGAACCTACACTATCTACCTCCTATCCTACGTGCGAAGATGTTGGATGCGTTGATGGATATAACAAGTAACAATAAGTTCAATGACTCTACTCGATTCAAAATGTCGTATGAGTTGTTGGTTAAGAGTAGTAAGTTGAAGTACTTCCAACCGTGTTTCAAACATTACTTAAATGAACATGTACAGAGCAAGTTCTCAATGGTGCCTGCACCCGAGTGGGAGATCGCAACATTCCTACCGACCGCAGACTTCCGTAAAGCAAACTCTAAGAAAGTCTACTACGACTCCAAGAAAATGATAGGTGAATAATAGATGGCTGGAATAGAAGATTTAAAAAGCAAGATCATCATGAAAAATGGTATGGCAATGGCAAACCAGTTTGCTGTCACCTTACCATCACTGACAAATGATGTGTCTAGTCGTGAAATAAGTGTCCTATGTAAGTCTGTGGATTTACCTAGTAAACAAATGATGTCATTGGATTGGAACGTGGGAGTATTTAACGAGAAAGTAGTCAACGGATTTGCTACCGAAGATATTACCATGTCCTTTTATATGTTGAATGACTATGGAATGAAGAAGTACTTTGACGAATGGACTAAGTTGATGGTAGACGAAGAACGCGGAAACATTGCGTATAAAGACCAGTATCAAAAGTCTGTTAAAATATATCAGATGGTTAAACCTCAAATGAGAATAGGTTTCGACCTTGGTCCACTAAGTATAGATTTCGATCTACTGGGTAACTCTATATACTCAGTAGAATTAGAAGATGCATTCCCAACAACATTGGGTGCAATAACACTTTCCAATGACGCAGACCAACTCGTAGAGTTCTCGGTTCAAATGTCATACACGAAATGGAAAGTGGTGAAAGATGAAAGAGAACTTTTAAAACCAAAACTCAATCTAGATTTAGGTTCGATTATTTAATTATTACATTATAGGATAAATCATGGCATTACCAAAACTGAATGACAATCTCAAATTTGAGATGACAATACCATCAACCGACAAGGTTGTTACATATAGACCATACTTAGTTAAAGAAGAGAAGATTCTTCTATCTGCGTTTGAGTCACAAGACCAGAAACAATCGATGAGAGCAATGGTCGATACTATCGTCGCCTGTGTCAATGAAAGTATAAAATCGAGTGAACTATCGACATTTGATGTTGAGTATATGTTCACGCAGATTCGCAGTAAATCTGTTGGTGAGATAGCAAACCTCATGCTAAAGTGTAATGCAGAGGGATGTGATAAGAGCACCGAAACTCAGGTCGACCTATCGACTATAGAAATCGAAAAGACTGAGGTAGATAATATTATTCCAATTACAGATGACATCTCCATTGAGATGCGATACCCAGCATTCAATGGTTTCGTAGATAACTTCCGTGAAGGTATTACCGAGTCAGAGTTTGGTTTCCAGATGTTAGAGAACTGTATGGTCGCAATCTTGACCGAAGAAGAAAGATTCAACGTAAATGATGTAAGCAAAGAAGAGTTGACCGGATTCATCGATTCTATGACCAATCAACAGTTTGAACTAGTGGGTGAATTCTTAAAGAATATCCCATCAATGAAAAAAGAAGTTAACTTTACCTGTGAGTGCGGTCACGATAATACCGTAACACTGGAGGGACTCCAAGATTTTTTTTAGCGTGCCTCTCGCATGATAACTTGGTCAATCACTTCAAGACCAATTTCGCATTGACGCAACATTTTAATTATTCGTTGCATGACATAGAGCATATGATGCCGTGGGAGAGGGAGGTTTATCTAGCACTACTAGAAGAACATCTTAGAGAAGAGGAAGAACGAACAAGACAACAGAACGGATAATACCGATGGCAGAAGTAACAATATCAGACTTAACTAAAGCAGTAGTCGAATCATCTTCCAATAGTAAGAAGAGAGATGATGCTCAGTTGAAAGAATTGGCAAGCATAAACAAACATTTCTCAGATTACTTCAAGGCACAGAAACTTGCTTCAGGTGATAAAGAAGAAGAGAAACGTGATGCGAAGAGAAAGGAGAAAAAGTCAAAAGGACCCAAACTCTCAGGTGCCATGGATGAAGCCAAGAAAGGTGGATTTCTTGGCATAGTTGCAGGCATTGTTGGAGCTCTATCGGGTCTCGTGGTTGGTATGATCGAAGGTTTTGTAAAGGCCGCTAAAGTTCTACTCAAACCTGTCACTTTCGTCATCAAAGGGTTGAATAAACTTTTAAAACCATTTTCAGTAATTAATTTTTTACTGAGACCTCTTATCGAACTACTTAACAAAAGTGTCGTAGCATTTAAAAAGACAGTGCCAAAGCTTAAAGTTGCTATAACAAAGTTTAGGGTTGTTGTCAAAGGAATTACCGATGCATTTGATTTTGGTATCGGTAAGTTAAAAGGTGGGGTAAAGGATGTTACGGGCAGATTTAGAAAACTCACTAAACTGGAGGGTATCGCAAAGTCTTTAGGTAAGGTCGCGTCTTTCTTTAAACCTATAGGAAAATCTATATCAACGATTATTGTTAGTGTAAAGTCCCTCTCCAAACCATTCGTCGCTTTTGGTGAAGATGTTTCAAAACTGAC